GCCACAGCAATATCAAAAGTAGTTGGAACAGTATCTACACTGTCGGGAATTACATTCCCTTTGCTATCCAAAACAATACTAGCAGTCATATGACCGATAATGTCTTTCTCGTTATGCATAAAGTTAAATTGCTTATGCACTGGAGAATTTCGGACAGCGTATGTTTCGCCCGCGTCAAAAACGTCATCGTTCTTGTTCCAGCCAACACTAACCAATATAGAGTTGAGCCAAAATAGATCCCAGTCGTTGTTTTGCGCTGTTGCCAATGCCGGATGTTTTAAAGAGTTAATATTCTCAATCAGGCTGGCTGATGGCGTGTAAGGCTTGGCCTCGGCTGTATAAGCAATGCTCGCACTACTTTTAATAGCCTCTGCTAATCCATCATCAAATTCGCTTTGATAAACTGGAATAGTCATTTACTACCCCTTCACTTAAATTATACACCATATGTAAAATAAAATCAATAATATTGCTATTTCTCACTTAGTCATTTAAAACCTCTTCATAAAGAAGAGCATAGGCAGACGACTGCATTTGTCTTGTTTCGTCTAAAGTGGGTTGATTTCCCGTTCTTTTAGTAAACAGAATGGCTAAAGCCTCACAAGTCTGAATCATATCTTCATTTGCCTTTGTGTTCTGTTCTAGTATATCATACACCGTTTTGTGATTAATATCACTATAAGGTTCCAATGTTGCGAAAACATTAAACTTCAGATTCTCGGCGTAGTCTACCTCTGATTTAGTCAAAGATCGCAAACTCTTCTTATTGTAATGGCTAAGAATGGCAGGAGATAATATGGTTGCCAGCGACTTCTGCGCCTCGTTACCCCACATAAATAGGTCCGCGAAAACTCCTAGAGTCTTGGGCTTGTCCACTCTTTTCTTACGTGGTTTGGTATCTGTACTATTCTTAGGTCTACCATCTCCACCGGGACTCTTAGGCTTTTTGGACGTAGGAGAGCCTGTTGGCGTAGGACTCATTTCTCCACGCTTTTGCTCGACCTTCATATTCATTTCCTCTTGCCTGTCCATTATTGAATTCTCGCCCTCTTTCTTCTCCTCTAGCTCTATACCTAGCTCTGACGGAGCCACGCCGCCTCCCTGAAGGATTAGTTTTTTATATTCGAAGTCTGTCTGGGCGTTATAATAAGGACCGGCCTTTTCTGGCATAGTTCCATTTTCCATCTTTCTCTCTTCCCTATTAATCCTTAGAGTTTCCATCTCAGGATCACGTCTGCATAGTTCCCTAACTGTTTCGGTAGAGTATATCTTACGGTCCCACAAATCTAAGATCATCTTCTTTTCTGTGGCTTCATCTGTAAGAACCTTGAAGTCGAAGCTAATTTTAGGAGGAAATCTCCAGCCCATAGCCTTCTGCAATATCTTAAGCTGTTCGTTCCAAAAGTCCATTATTACAGTACGTCCATATTCTAACCTTTCGATCAGAGTCTTCATAGATAGTACATTATTAGTAAAGCCCTGACCTCCGTTAGCTCCACCGCCACCACCTGTTAGGCTAGGAGGTACGCCAAGTCCGGAGAATATCTCGGACATAACCTGACTGTACTTCTCTGACTTAAGATAGTTGTGAACCTTAGAATCCGATTCCTTAAAGTCTAATTCTGGACCCCATACCAAGTCTAGAGTGCCTGTACCGACAGATGCAAGAATGTTGCGTAAACGCTGAATAGCGGCTGGTTTAGGAAGGATGGGAACGACAGTATCTAAGCTACCAAGTCTCCATAGGCGGATATTCGAGATAGCACCGTCTAAAGCCGACATATCAGCTAGATGCATCTTCTCAAGCATTACTAGGTTGTCCATGATCGAGCCCAAGAATGGAGTCGCCCAAATGTTCCAGTCATCCTTCTTATAATGAAGCATGGTGAGTTTTTCTTGATCCAATGGGACAACGCTATGTCCACCTTCTACACCTTCTAGTAAACGGTCTGGAATGACGTGAAGCATATCAGCAACGTGTTTGCTGCTTACGCTAAGTCTCTTCATTCGCTGGATCATCATTCTGAACTTAGAACTTATCTTAAGGGCGTATACTGGCTTACCTACAAATGCGGATAGCTCTCCACCGATAACGTGTAACGTAAGGGGATTGAGTATATTGTATGCTAGAGGAATTCTACGCTTTTCTATCTTGCTCTTTTTATTAACAGCGATATCATCCTTACGGTCATTCCTATCGTCAGCGTAGTTCTTTTTCCATTCTTTCTCTATACGTACAGGTACTTTACCATACTTTGTCTTAATGGGGCAGTTGCCCAGCCTATATAGAACATTAGCCGCACGCTCTGTAACATGGTACATTTTAACGGTCTTGGCCCAGTTCTTACAGAAGTTCTCGATCTGCCTGTTTGGATGGGTGATACGGATGCCATGAGCCGTAAAGTCAGACATCATATCAATGACATTTCTAACGATAGCGACCTTCTTATACGCAAGTTCGCTCATACCCATCATTCCCTCATCGGTCTTGTCGGTAGATTCGTTCTTGCGATAATAGTCATAGTCAGAGCGGTTGTACTCAGAACTTACAGAAATATTGGTTCCGGTGTTAATAAACGTTCTGCCGATACTTCCTACGGATCTTTGTATGCCGTCAAATTCTGCCGTGGATTCACCATATTCATCCATAGCTTGCTTAAAGGCTTTGCGGTCATCCCAGCTCATATTTTCTGACATTTAGGTAATCCCATTGTTTAATAGTATTGTTGTCTCTTCAATAGTATTATACACCAAAGCTGACCTATTCCCCATAAAAGCCCCTAGCCCATAGATCAAACTCCTCATTTCCAGCATACATAGAGCCAGCGTCATGTTTTGTTGGTCCAGCAAATCCGCCATGAGAATCATAGTCCCAAGGGGCTGGTGTACGCATAGCTTGTCTAGCACCCATGTTTGCCATGACTAAAGCAGAGTAGCGATCCTTACGTAATCTGCCCTTCTTACCACCGGGCATCTTAATTTCGGGAGTATCCCATTTATCTCTACCAGATGTAGTCTGGGTAATGATAATCGTGGATAACTCATCCTTAAGCTCTTCTATGTCCATAACACAGTCTTCCAAGGTGTCGTAAGACACCTTGCTTAAGTCATCACTTATAGAGGCATTAGCTACAGTAATAGCATCAAAGTAAGGAAAGAGTAGAATCTTATCTTCTAGGTCTTTTCTTAATCCATGATTGGCTTCCTCGGTCCATGCCGCCGAAGCAAAGTTAACTAGTTCCACCATATGTAGTCCAGCCTTAGAGTCTGACATAAGGGGCTTAAGAGGGTCTGTTACAGGCCATAGAGGAACCTCTCCAATCTCGGCGTCAAACTTGTCTGGATCGTGTAAAGCTTCCATTACAGGAATACCACCACCCTGAGAGTCCATCATAACTCTCTCGCAAGGAAATCTATTCATTAGCCATCTTATCTTCTTGGCGCAGTAGCTATAGTAGTCAAGTTCGCTGATAAGCTTGGCCTTTACCATCTCAAGATGTTGCCCACGGTTGGTAGTCCAACCGTATACGATCCGATTGTGATCTCCGTTTAGCTCTATTACCACTATCGAGAAGTTATCAATTTCAGAGGCAGGGTCAATACCATAGACGTACCTCTTCTGAGGATGTCCACTCAACGCCGCTTCATAAAATATTTCACCACAACTAGCATGAGAAATAGGGTTTTGCGGAGAGGCTACACAGGACTCTATCAACTTGCGACTAAAGAATCCATTCGAGTCTGTGCTAAAAACCGCCCCGTACTCCATCATATAGATACCCGCATGTATCGTGGCTCTTGATCGAGCTACCTGAGCGTCATCCATAAAGCCTTTCGGAATTTTCTCAAAGGGTATTCTAATGATAGAATAATCCCTATAGTCAAAGCCGTCCGGAATCTCAACATCATCCCTATTTTGATCTTGTGCCTTACGCTTAAAGTATTCAGAAAGAACTTTTGGATCTCCCTGACTACAAATTATTTCATGCCAGTCTTTCCAGTATGTGCCGAAATGGTTGAAGTCGTAGTATGCAGTACCAGAAATGATTATCTGATTGTCCTTCATATTCGAGCTATCATCTTCGTCAGGCTCTTCGTATATTCCCCACTTTTTGGCTAGTATGTCTGAAGCATGTTGAATAACATGATCAATTGGATGAGACTTAACTGCTGCGAAACCTGCTAATACGTTCTCGAAAATTGCTTGAGGGATCGAAGCGAATTCATCGCAGCA